CCACGATCCGCAAGGGAAGGTTTGCTAGGGAATGTGCCGATCGCCTCAAGGCGTCCAGTGTCAGGCCAGAACAGCGCCGCCGCCGACATTGAACGGGAACCGCCCAGATCCACGCCAAGGATGCACATGCCATCGCGCAGGGGCAATTCATCGTCGCCGACTTCGCACGCCTGCCATTCGTCCACGGTCAGCAGTTGTGCCTTGCCTACATCAGAGACACGTTGATTGAGGGAGTACAGCCGGAACCCGGTAAGCGCCTGCCCGCCACGCTGGATAGCAACACGTGCTTGCTCCTGTAGCCATTTCAGAGAAGGCCCGATCCCATGCTCACTGCCGGGGTTTGCCGCCTTCAATCCGTCCAGATCATCGGCGGGCATGCCCAGAGGCGCGCGACATTCAATTATGAAACTGTGAGGCGGTGGCGTGTCGAGGATCTGCGACAGCGGGTGCGTGTCGTCGCTGGCACTTGTGCTGATTATGATTGTCTTTGCCTGCCGCTTGCCTGCCGATGTTTCCAGCGCCGCGTGCAGTTGCATGCCCTTGTCAGGGTGCCAGTGTCCGAACTCATCTTCACAGATAAGGGTGGGCGAAAGTCCTAGCAGGTTCTTTGCGTCAGCCGCTACCGCGCGGATCATCCCGCCGCCGTTGCCTTCATAGCTGATCTCTAGCCGTGGTGCCTGCCGGAACGTGAACAGCTCCTGTTCTTCTTCGGGCAAGAGCTGCACAAGCGCCTGGACATATTCCCACGCAATCCGTGCCTGCTCTTTTACCCTGGCCGCGACGATCACTTGCCGCCGTGGTTGCGGATCACTCACGCCCATCAGGTGCGCCAAACACAACGCCGCCGACAGCATGCTCTTGCCCTGCCCGCGCCCGATCGAGAGGATCGCCGTCATTACATCGGGCGCAAGAAAGCCCCGAACGAAGTCCTCTTGAAATGGTGCAAGGCTAAAATGCTGCCCGTGCAATGGCCCTTCGGGGATACGAAGCGAGCGGATAAAGTCTAAAGTCTTGTCGGCCAGATCATCAGAACGCGCGCAATCGCTAGTCCCATCAACGGTCCGGTGGGTACTTAAACATTGGCCTATTGGGACCATTCTACGCGCCCGCCTTCACACGACGATAGCGCGCGCAGATCCGCGCCGTTGCCGCTGGCATGGTCGCTGCCTTCTCACTCGCTCGGTAATCGTACAGCCGTGCAGCAAGGTCACAGATCGCCATGCGCAGATCGGCGGGGATCGTGTCGGACGTGCCGCCATAGCCTGCGGGGTAGGTGATGCGCAGCGGTGCGCTTGGTGTGCCTGTGAAGTAGATGCGGGGATATCGCCCGCCCTCCAGCCAATAGCCATCAGGGATAAGCGTTGCGGTGCCGTCCTGCTCTATCATGTGGATGGTGATCGTCGCATCCGCTGCGACTGGACCCACGGGTAGCATGATGCTTTGGCCGGTCCATTTGTCGGTGATCGCGGTGATTGTCTGGGTCAGCAGTGCAATCCCACAATACGCCTCGATCTCAGCCGCCGCCGCGTGACTGTAGGCATAAGCGCCAGAAACCAGATCGCCATCCAGCCGCATATGCTCTTGCAGCTCATCGATGCTTACCGGGTCGCCAGTGTTTGGTGTGCGTTCATATCTCATCGGGACGTCCATATAATCATATGTAACGTATAACGCGCTTTCCGTTCCTATGCAAGTCCACAATGCAATTGGCCAGCGATGATGTGTAACCGCTGTAACCGGGCGTAACCGCGTGTAACCGCGACCCTTGGTTACGCGCTACCCTTTGATATTAAATGGCAATCCTGACTTGTAACCGTGTAACCGCGTTTTTGCCCAAACTATATAGATATCCCCCCTCTTAAGACCTTCCTTATTTCCCCCTCCCTCATGATTTATATAAAAGGTCGGTTACACGGTTACACATTGGTTTTTATGTTTGTTATCATGGCGCTATCTGTAACCAGAGCAAAAGTTACACGCGGTTACAGCGGTTACAATCCGGTTACACCAAAGCAAAAGGCCGGAACATTTGCCCCGGCCTTCATCGTCTAAGTGCTTTGTTTCGTTAGCGTTTCAGCTTCAACGCCTTCACAACCTTGCCGCCGATCCTGTAACTGGCGTTGCCGCGACCATCCTCGGACATGAGCGCCATAATCTCGGTCTTGCGCCGTCGAAGGGTGCCGACCTCGCTGATCCCGTAGTGTTCGGATAGATAGTCCTCCAGCGCCTTGTTGGCGTGGGTGATGTAATCTTGGCCCCCGTCGTGCTGTAAAAACTTGGTGGCCCTGATCCATTCGACGGCCTGATCTGCAATTTGGGGATAGCTCGCGGACAGCCGTTCATAGTGCTGATCCAGCCCATGCCGACCGATAAAGCCGTTCAGATATTTGTCGGCCCTCTGCTCGGCCCCGGTGCGCCCAAGCGCCTGATATATGCCGATCAGCCGGTTAAGCTCTTTCGCCACATAAGACCGGATCGATCGGTAGTATTTGCCCTGATCCGCATCATAGGCGGAACGCCCGTTCAGGGTGCCGGTGCCGGTCAGCATCGACATGCGGTTAGCGAACTGATCCTCGACGCCATTTTCGCCGACCAGAGAACCGACGCTCTCAGCCGACAGGAACAGCTTTGTGAAGATTTCGACGCGCGCGGTCAGCTGGAATTTGGGCGCAAGGTGGATTTCCGATTGCAGTTGTTTCAGCTCCGACTTTACCGCTTTGAACTCATCGACGGCCAAGATCATCGCCCGCTTGAAGTCCTCCGGTTTGCGTCCAGCTGGCTTGCCCTCGAACACGGCCTCGATCTCTTTAACGCTCATCTGCACCACAAGGCCCAGATCAGTCAGCGCGCCCATCAGAAAGCCTTTGCCCCAATCGGACGCGGCCAGCATCCAGAGATAGGATTTCTTTCGATCCAGAGCGAACCGGCCCGCGACGATGTATTCCAGCATTTCATCCAACAGCGGGAAGTGACTGCGATAGTCAGCGATGCAGGCGGGATCAGCCTTGCCAGCCGCGACCAGTGGGCGGTGTGTCAGGACGATGCGCGCCACGTCCTCTTGCAGCTCCAGCCGCGACCGGTCGCCAAACATATCGACAGACCATTCGACCGAATCCCGCTGATTTTCGTATTTCAGATAATCGATGATCGGCCCGACCGTTGATGCGCTGATCGCCTTGCGCGCCGCCTCCTCATCCGTCTTGCTCATCGGCCCGCCCAGATCGGTTTCAAGCTGCGCGACGATCTCGTCCACGTCCAGCGGCGAACCGAACCGACGGCATAGGAATTTCCAAGCATCCCCGACGACGAACTGAACCAGACATTCGGTTTCGTTCAGCAGGAACATGCGGGACTTTGCGCCCGACCAGAACGCGCCCTCGATCATCCCTTGAATGGTCAGCGGATCGACAAAAGGATCATCTTTCAGATCGGGAAGTCTCGTCCTGATCGACTTGATGATCTGCTTTGTGATTTTCAGCGCCGCCGGGTTGCTTTGAGGGGTGACAAGTTTCGCAGCTTCTTTCCGTTCAGCCTTGGCCTTGGTCTTGTGATCCTGCCCGATCTCCTCAGCATAGGCTTTGACGGCCTTCGCAAAGTCGCCATCATGGCGGAAGTGGACGAACAGGTCGAAGGCGTCACCGAACCGCTGGCCAGTCTTGCTATCGCGTCCAACGCCCGCCGCCGCATCGGATGCCGACAGGCTGATCCAGTGCGAACCATAATCGCGGGTTGCGAATGAACCGCTGGACTGGAAAGGCGACCGCCAATCGTTACTTTGACCGGCCCGTCGATAGCCGCAATATTCCATGAAACTGGCCACCGACGTGGATGAATTGAAGGCGTCCACGATGCTGGACGTATCAGTCGGTGCCTGCTTGGCTTTCCACTCTTTCCACGAAAGCGCCTTAGCCTCAGCCTCGGCCCTCTGGCGACGTGTATCATCGCGCCGCTGGATAACCGGGTGATCCTCGGACAGCTCCAGCTGCCGCGCCTTGTTGATCTCGTGGTCGTAGTGGTCGCCTTTGTTGGGCAGATAGACCAGCTGGCCGGGACGCGCCAAAGCTCGATCAGGGATCAGCGTTCCGTCGCTGGCATGTTCCAGAAGGTCATAGAACGCGGTCACAGTGTCCGCATAATCATCCCCGGCGATAGGGAAGCGTAGCGGGATCAGCGCCCGCCACTTGCGGTTGTCGGGCTTGCTGGACCGGGTGGAATAGATCAGCCGAACCACGTCGCCCAGCACATTGACCAGCGCGTCCCGTATTTCGTCCATCGCCAGATTGTTTTCGTCCACGTCCAGAGGCAAGAACCAGAACTCGCCGCGCTGGCGCTGCGCATCATGGGAACGCGCATCATGCGCCCGGTAATCGGACGGGATGAACCATTGCGCCTTGGCCTTGTCCACGCTTGGCGGTGCCTTCACCATGCCGACGATCTCGGCCCCGGTGATGCCCTTGTAGTCTCGGCCATCGCTCTTTTTTGTGTCGAACTGGCCTAAGCCGGTGCAAAATTGTAGTTTGATTTCAGACTGCGCGTTCATTTGTCGCCTCTCAATTTTTGAGGCTGGACGTGTCGGTGCGCTTGCACGGGACGGTTTCCCGCCCTATAGTGCATTGAACAAGTATCGAACCGGCGTCCAACCGTTTCATTGACCCCATCAGCCTTGCCGGGCTGGTGGGGTTTTCCTTTTGTGCCATGCTGGACAGAGTCGCACAAGACTTGCGCAGCAACGCCGACAGAAACCCAAGGTGTTGTAGATCGGTCAAGATCAGCAATCATAGGCTTCATCCAGCACTTCGCGGTAATCCAGCGCCATGCGGTGCATCACTTGCGCGAATACTTCGGACATATTCAGCAGGATAAATCCGGCCGGACGGCTCATCATGGGAAAGATCGAGTAGGTGTTGACCGTCCCGTCATTACTCAGAACGACCCC